CAGAAAGTGGGTCTTAAGGGCATTGGCCAGTCACAGGGCGAAGAACTGGCCAAGATGGTTAATGTCGGCGCTGGTTCGGTGGGCAGTGGCGATATCACCACCCGCATGAGTGGCGTCCAGTCGGCGCTTCTCCAAGCGTCTCGTGACCAGCCTCTCACCGCTACGACTCCGGGCAGTGCTGGTTCGACCATCAACACTAGCCAGTTGATCGGCGCCCAGTTGGCCGGATTCGACGGAACCACCCAGGCGGCTGACCAGGCCGCTGTCCAGCGAGCCGAGCAGTCTCGCACTGCCCAGTTCCAACAGGGCGGTGGATTCGAGGAAAACCAGAAGGGCGTTATTGGCGCTGGCTCGGCCAAGGTTTAGCGTAACACCCGTGGTACAATTAGAACATCATTCGGCCCCGTCTGGCCACGGGCGCGCTGTTTGAGGTTCCGCACTAACGCGACACCGTTAAGTGTGTGTATTCCAGTGTCTTTGTATTTCAACCAATCCGCTTGTCCACCCCTAGGCCAAGTGCGTATCTAAAGGGAGATCATCATGTCCGACGAATTCGCTTATCTTGACGAAGAGGACGAGGCCCCTCGCCTTGACCCTAACATTCGCAAGCAGTTGCGCGAAAAGGAAAAGATCAGCAAGGAACTGGAAGCAGTCCGAGCCGAACTAGAGCTCACTCGACGTGAGGCTTTGTTTGGTGAGGTCGGTATTCCGAAGTCCGGTGCTGGCGCTCTTGTTCGCAAGGCTTATGACGGTCCCGCAGACGCGGAATCTGTTCGTAGGTTTGCTCAGGAGTATGGCGTTCTTGACGCCCCTGCCCCGCAAGTGGAAAAGGCTGATTCAAGCGAGCAGGAACTTGCTCAGTTGCGGAAGGCACAGGCGGCCACTCTTGGTACGTCCGGCGCTTTCCCCGATGTAGAGCAGAACTTCCTGGCCCGTTTGAGCGAAGCCCACTCTGCCGATGAGGTCATGAAGATCATCATGAGTGACGATGGACGCAAGTTAGGTCTTCACTCAGTCAACGAGGGACTTTAACCTTAAACCAATCCCGAAAGGAAACCCGTGGCTGACATTAACACCACGCAAGGCTCCTTAGACTTCTCTAAGGCGGCTTATGACCGGATGGCGTACTTCGCCTACCGTCCCGAATTGTACTTTGACAACGTTGCTGACGTGAAGCCTACGGCTCAGTCGATGCCCGGTGCCTCAGTTCAGTTCACCATTGTTAACGACCTTGCGATCAACACCACCCCGTTGAGCGAGACTACCGACGTTTCTGCCGTGGCTATGTCCGACAGCGTTGTATCCCTGACCCTTCAGGAATACGGTAACGCTGTTGTGACCACCGCCAAGTTGCGTGGTACTGCGTTCCTCGACATTGACCCGGTTGCGGCTAATGTCGTTGGTTACAACGCTGGTGTGTCGCTCGACACCCTGGCCCGCGCGGCCCTGGACAGCGGCACGAACGTCATGTACGGTTCGGGCCTTGGTGCTACCAGCGCCCAGACCGCTGTTACGACCCGTGCTGGCGTGCAGTCTGTCGGCTCGCAGGGCGTTGGTTCCCAGCCCGGAAACACGATTTCCTCGCTGGACATCCGCGTTGCTCGTGCCCGTCTGCGCTCGCAGAACGTTCCTACCTTCAACGGTATGTACGTTGGCTTCATCCACCCCGACCTCGTTGCCGACCTTCAGGGCGAGACTGTCGGTTCCTCGAACCTCATGGGTTGGCGTGCGCCGCACGTGTACGCCCAGCCGGGTGAGATTTGGAACGGTGAACTCGGTGCGTTCGAAGGCGTCCGCTGGATCGAGACCCCCCGTGCCCCGATCTTCGAGGGTGCCGGTGCGGCCTCGGCTCAGAGTTCCTTTGCTGGTACGGTGAAGACCACCTCGTTTGTGGGCACCTTCACTGGTGCGGCCCCGACCATCGGCGCTACGCTGACCGCTGGAACCGCCACCTTGCAGGGCACCAACACCGTGACCGCGGTGGACGGAAACACCTTCACGTTCAGTTCCACGGTCGGTCTCCCGACTGTCGCTGGTACGGTTACGGCTTCGGCTTCGCTGACCGGCACCAACGTGTACGGCACCATCATCGTTGGACGCCAGGCTCTTGCCAAGGCTCACTCCTACGTTGACGGTAACGGAGCGTACCCGCAGATCATCCCGGGTCCGATCACCGACCACCTGCGCCGCCTCGTGCCGCTGGGTTGGTACTGGCTGGGTGCGTACAGCATCTTCCGTCAGGCCGCTGTCATGCGCATTGAGTCTTCCTCAACCTTGGGTGGAGACCTCGACTCGCAGTACAACCCCGGCGTCAACCTCGGCGAGTCCGGCTCACCGCTGGCTTAGTAGGAAAGGGGAACGGTTATGCCTTGGCCTTATTCATGCGCCCACTGTGGCTCACGAGACGTACAGCCGACCGTGGACGAAATCCACTGTCTCAAGTGCGACGGTCTCACCGACAAGGAAGGCGTGGCCGTTCCTCGACCCGCCCAGTTCACTAGCGAAGAGAAGTTGGAGTTCTAATGCCTCAGCCTACTGGACTCGGCCTCACCATGGGAATCGAATCGGCTCCCATGCCTGCCGGCCCGGCCACCAACCGTGTGACCTGGGCCGCAATGAACGACCGCACCTACGGGGGTTCGGGCAATACGCCCGACCCCTGTTGGTGTGGCTGTTGCGAAATGACAAAGGAGTGCTGTTAATGCAGTCTCGCAATTTCCCCACTGTTTCCGCTGAGTTTCTCCGTGGACAACTTGACAACACTATGACCATCAAAGGTGTTGACTACGAACACGCTATGCGTGGCGTCGAGCGCAACACCGCTCGTGGCGTCACCGATGGTGCCCCCGAATTGATCGGCATCACGCCGGTCGAATACGCTCCGTACAGCGATGTCCCGGAGTCCAGCCCCTTCAAGGTTTACGGAGAATAACATGGCCCGCGACAACCAGGTTGACCGCCAGATGAAGGCCAACGTTGCCTACGAAGTAGATATGCGTCCCACCACGATTCTTGAAGAGAGCATGATGGGCGGATACACCCGCACCAGCAAGCCTGTCGGTGTCACCGATGCTCGCCCCGACGAGTTCGAGTCAACTGGTGGCCGTGGTACTGGTGATGCTATGGATGCTCGTGCTTTGGGGACCAACGGCCGTAAGTGGTAGGCCGGCGTGGCAACCTTTACGCCGCCTGTAGCGCACGATCGTCCACCTATCCTGCCGGATAGCCGTGGCGCCGCTCGGCGTTTGTTCCGGTACTTTCCGAACCGAGCCCGCTACATCATTGTCTTTGCTCTCTCGAACGGTACCTACGTTCAGGACACCGCCTCTGACGAGAACAGCAATACCAACGTTCCTTATCCATGGAACCCCTATGACCCGTCTGCCCCTTATGCGACGAGTTACTTTGTGGACTTTGATCTCAAGCCACCGCATCAAGTAGTTACGACATACGCCCAGGACCCGTACATCGTCAAGATATACACTGGGCCTACCTATGTGTCGGACACCGAGGCGGCCAGTCTAACTGCCGCTGGATACGGAGCCTTGATTTCCTAATGCCACGCTACGACTACAAGTGCAATGCTTGCCGGACCATCACGGAAATCCAGCAGAGCATTAAGGATGAAGCCCTGGCCATCTGCGATGTATGCGGTGGTTCGATCTCTCGTTCTTACGACAACGTATTTATTGCCCCCTCTTCCATGCCGACCCGCAATGAGGCCGCTGACATCGAAAAACAGACCAACATCATGCACCGTGACGTGGCCGCCTATAAGCGTCTGCGCAAGGATGGTGTGCAACCCAAGTCCGTCAAGGGCGCCGCTGAGTTAGAGAAGCGAGCCGCATCGACTTGGGAAGTGGAGACCGGGCAGAACCTTGGTGGCAACGCAAAGTTGGGCCGCCAGTTTGACGAAGTACAGACTGCTATCAAAAAGGGTGAAACGCTGTAATGGCATACGGTACACTTTCAGGTGTTGTTGCTGGCCCTTCCGGCTTCCTCAACGGAGCCCACGTCGAAGCCTGGGCGGCTTCACGCTTTACTACGCCCCCCTCTGCCGGATCGGTTCCCCCTTCTGGCACCCCCGACTACGGCCCCGTTACTACCGGCACCGCTTTTGGTGGCCCCGGCCAATGGCGCATTGATAACGTCTTTGCCCAGAATTATTACATCAGGGTTATTTACCCTGTTGGCTCGACCAACGCTAAGTCATACTGGTCGTTTGATGAGTCGCTGACTTTAACGCAAGGAAACCAGGGTGTCCAAGGAGCGCAGGGATTTCAGGGTAATACAGGCGCTACCGGGCCTCAGGGTCTCACTGGTGCCCAAGGCTCGACGGGTGCGCAGGGAAACCAAGGCTACCAAGGCTTCCAAGGCTACCAGGGCTACCAGGGCGTCCTGGGTGCGCAGGGCGTTCAGGGCGTTCAAGGCACGCAAGGATTCCAAGGCACGCAAGGATTCCAGGGATACCAAGGCAACCAAGGCTATCAAGGAACACAAGGCTTTCAAGGTACTCAAGGTAATCAAGGTTTCCAAGGTTTTCAAGGATACCAGGGCAATACCGGCCCTCAAGGGGCTGGTGGTACGACTGCTCTTTACGGAAACTTTTACGATACGACCATTCAAACCAATGCGGGCGCTCAGACAGCCAACTTGATCACGTTTAACACAACGGAGATCGCCAACGGTATTACCAACAGCGGTAGTGGCAAGATCACTTTCTCTACTCCTGGCCAATACTTCATTAACTTGTTGGGCCAATTCATCACTACGGGTGGTGGGTCTAACTACGCCGTTACTGTTTGGTATGCCGTAAACGGTTCTAACGTTTCATCGTCATCGTTTACTTTTACTACGTCTGGCGTAAACAACCAAGTACTTGCCAACGTCGAAGACATTCTTACCGTATCCGCTGGTGACTACATCCAGTTCTATTGGCAATCTAGTAATACCTACATGGAGTTGCTACCGACCGCGGCCGGCTCTAGCCCTACCCGCCCTTCTTCGCCCAGCGTCAATTTGGTTATTATTCAGGCCGCGTACAGTGGCCCTCAGGGCAACCAGGGATACCAAGGCTACCAGGGAAACCAAGGCTACCAAGGTGCGACGGGTGCTCAGGGCGCCACTGGTGCGACAGGTACGCAAGGTGCAACGGGTGCTCAGGGCGCCACTGGTGCGACAGGTGCCCAGGGTTCAGCCGCAACCATCAACGTTGGCACGACCACGACTCTTTCTGCGGGCAGTCAGGCCACGGTTAGCAACAGCGGTTCGCAGTCAGCGGCCACGTTTAACTTTGGTATTCCTCAGGGAGTTCAAGGTGCGACCGGCGCTACGGGTACGCAAGGTCCCCCTGGCGTGGTTGCGGCCACTAGCCCACTTGCGTACAACTCAGGCACTCAAACCGTCAGCATTGCCCAGAGCGGTGCAACCACTGGACAGTTCCTACAATGGAACGGCACGGCATGGGTTCCGGCAACCGCTAGTACTTCCCCCACGGGTACTGCGGGTGGCGACCTTAATGGCACGTATCCCAACCCCACCGTTTCCAAGTTGCAGGGCAATGCTGTTTCCTCTGCAATTCCTGGAACTGGACAAGTTTTGTTGTGGTCTGGAAATGCTTGGAATCCGACCTACATCACCTATCTAAGTACCCAAGGTGGCTTGATGGGCGGCGCAATTGCGATGGGTTCGAACAAGATCACCGGCCTCGCCAGCGGCACTGCATCTACCGATGCCGCTAACTACGGTCAAATTGTAAACCGTTACACAACCCTCGCAAGCGGCGCACAATGGACAGTGCCGACCGGCGTTACCTCAATTAAAGTCCGCGTTCGAGGCGGTGGTGGTGGCGGTGGTGGCGGTGGCTTAGCGCAAACTGCTGTTTTGCAGTCTGGTGGTGGCGGTGGTGGCGGTGGTGAAGCCCGCGAAGAAACCATCACTGTTGTTGCTGGACACGTTTTGCAAGCGACCGTTGGTGCTGGTGGTGCTGGTGGTGCTGGTGGTGCAGTGACACCTTACAACGGTACT